ACAAAACTACTCTCCTATAAAATTGAACAGTCCCATTAGGCACCGTCAACTTTATTTATGCGGTTTTATGCTGCAACTGCACATTTTTTAGGTGGGCTTTGCGTATTTTAGCCGATACCCAATCGTTGTAGAAGGATTCGTCTAACAATGCGTGTCTGGAGAATATCTCAAATGTCTCCCAGTATGAACATTCCGATCTGCTCTTACACAAATAGAGAATTGTTCGGCGGAAATTGTGTGCGCCTAACTCGGCAACTTCTTTTTTGAGTATTTCATTGGAACCATAATACTTTTCCCAGTCACTGGTTTTTCTGATCTTTTTTCTTTTACCGTTGACTTGTTTGTAACCGGCTTTACTGAAGTATTTACGTCCAATATATTTTTTACTTGTAATCAAGTTCTCAATTAAGTATACAAAACCAAATGATGTGCCATCGTCATCAAATGGCACACCATCATAGTACCATGTCATAGAGGTTCTTCATCTTCATCGTCATGTAAGTCCTGATCAAAATCTTCTTCATCAAGAATTAAATACTCACCACAAAATGGACAAAAGCTTGGATCTGATTCTGTGTGCATCTCATCATAAGAGATACTAAATTCAGATGCACATGCGGAGCAGGTATGATTGATATTCATTAGTTACACCATGGTTGTTTTGCTTCACCAAAATACTCACGTGCAAAGCCGTTTTGAATTAACATACCACGAAGGCTTTGTCCGTCAAGAACAATATCGCCTAATACACGGCCACCAAACTTGTCCCAACCATACAGAACAACTTGACGTTTGACTGATTTTGCGACTGCATTATTAGTGAATTTAGATGCAAGTAAACCTCTTTCGTTTTCTTGTGGGCATTGGGCACGATGACCTTTTTCTGGTGTATCAACGCCATAAATGCGAACTGCTAATTCTGGTTTTAATGGTGCTGGTAAAAATGGTGCTGCGATAACGATAGTATCACCATCGCTTACACGGACGATTTGTGCATCATACATTACACCCTGCGGTGTCTTTTGTGCTTGTGCTGGTAATACTAAACATAAAAATAAAAATCCTACTGCGGCATAAAATTTTTTCATACAGTTTCTCCTGAACATACTTTTAAATACATCTGATTTCTTGCCGTTCCCGGCACTTCAACTTCAGAGACATATTCATTTGGTTGAATTGGTTGAATTGCTTGTATCTTACTATCTTCTTTTACATATACTTGACGCAACAACATAAATGCTTTTCTTGAGCAACTTAAAATGCCCATTGTATATATCTTGTATGTGGGTTCGCTGAATGTAGAATATGTGTACGGCGTGTCAAATTCAATATATGAATGAACTATAAAATTATCTCTGTCTAGCATATGAATTTTTTTGCTGACTGAGAAATTATATGTGTATTCATGCATTAAAAATTCCCAATCAGAATCATCATGCACTACTTTGTTATCGTTAAAGTTTAATTCAAAGCGTTCGTTTTCAGCAAAAGCAGAAAAAGATAGCAAAATTACCATGACAAATGTAAATAAATGTTTCATGGTGCCTCCCTATATTGGGCAGTAAACATTTATTTAGACTATTCCCAGTATTTGGTCCCGTCTAACTTATCCCAGTATTTTTTGTTATTACGATTTATAAAATTTTTAATGAGATAGGTGGCCATGCCGAAATATCCCATCTTTTTGAATCTACGGGAATCTTGTCCAAAATAATGTTCAGTAATTTTAAATTTTTTTGGATCGTACATTCTTGAAAGAAAGAAATCTTCAGAAGTTGTGTATTTTTCTGGAAAACCACCATACTCTTCAAACTTATCTCTTCGGGTAAGCATAAATGCACCGACAGCGAATGGACTAAAATATTTTAAAATATTATTCAGAAAATTGAAAATGGCAAATCCAATACTTGCTCGCCAATCATCATCATAACAATATATTTTTGCTCCGATTAAATCCAAATTATAAAATTCTATTTCTTCAACGACATTACGTATAGTATAACTATCACAAAAACAAACATCTGAATCAATGAATAGAATATAAGGTGTGGTAACCAACTTGGCGGCATTATTTCTAGCTACTGCCACTGGTCCACCGTCAATGATTTCAATATTTAAGAAAGCACTATTATCTCTTATAACTTGCCTTGTATTATCAGTAGAACTATCTGCAATAATAATTTTTGTATCTCCGATTTTTTGTAATCGTAAAGCTCTTAATAAGTTATGAATGTAACTTTCTTCGTTTTTACATGGTATTACAATCGTAACTTTTTCACTCAGTTTATTTTTTGGCATTTTCTATAACCTTAAATTGTTCAAATTTTAGGTAGTAAATCATTGTTGTCATCAACCACATTATCGTTCTCTTGTGTCCATGTGATTATTTCCCATCGGCCATCGTGATGCTCAACTAATGCTGTTAATGATTCAACCCAATCACCATCATTCATATAAGTTACACCGTCTATCTCTTTTATCTCAGCATGATGTATATGTCCACATATCACACCATCATATCCTTTTTTCTTGCAATAACCTGCTAGATTTTTTTCAAATTGAAAGATAAAATCTACGGCTTTTTTTACTCGGTGCTTAAGGAAACGACTAAGGCTAAAATAACCAACACCAATTCTATGTAAGATCCAATTAAATTTACTATTAACTGATAAGATGCAATCATATGCTCTGTCTCCTAAAAAAGATATCCATGGTGCTAGTCTTGTAATACCATCAAATAAATCACCATGAATCACCAAATAGTGTTTACCATCGGCACCGATATGTTCACATTGATTGACCATTTCCATGGCACCAAAACTTAAATTATATTGCAGAAATGGTCTTAAAAACTCATCATGATTTCCTAAAACATACACTACTCTTGTTCCTTTTTTTGCATGGCCCAAAACTCTACGAACAACATTTGTGTGACTTTGTTTCCAACGCCATTTATTCTGTTTTATTTTCCAGCCATCAATGATATCACCAACAAGATATAACGTGTCGCATGTGTTGTGTTTGAGGAAATTGTTAAGTGCTTCAGCCTTGCAATCTTTCGTGCCAAGGTGAACATCTGAGATGAAAATACTACGATATGTTTTTTGCATAGAAATTCTGGTTACGGATCCAGAGTCACCTGATCGTTGTGACCGATTTTTAAAAAGGTTAGAAATTCAATTGACTTCTAAACATAATGGCTTTATCACCATTTACACGACTACCTGATGAACCAACTAATGCATCAAACTTTGTATCAACATAATTTAACATGAAACGAAGGTTGTCAGTAGCAAGCCAAGTGATACCATATGTCATAGCAGTAGCACGATTGCTTTTACCAGTAGCAACAGCAATATCACCAGCATCAAACTCACTCATACGTACACCAACTTGCCATGCACCACGACCACCTTTGTCAATAGAGTTTGCTGGTTTGACGGAACTAAATGCACCATCTTTGTAGTTGAATGATTCACCAGTTAGATTGTACACAGCTTGTACATAGTAACCTTTAATTTCTTGATTATTACCTGTTGTTGGATCGTACTTGAAATTAAAGTGTTCAGCTTGAACTTTTAGTGCATTGTATGCAACTGCTGCTTCAAGACCTTGGCGTGTTCTAACGGTATCACCACTCAATGCAGGACCTGTAAAGAAAGCACTTTGTGATCTACTCTCAGTTCTACCACTTGCAGGAGTCACACCACCTTTGATATCGCCTAGACTATAAGCAGCACCTAGGTGTGCAATATAAGCTTTGCTACCTTGCAACTCAGCAATGTTTGTGGTAACACGACCGATGTAATCAAAACCATCATTGACTGCATCTTTATTACCACGACCACGGCTTGCAGCAACAGCATAAGTCAAACCTGCTTTCGGTACACCATGCACCATAAATCCGGTTTCTTTTGAAGGAATAAATTCACCCTCAACTTGACCAACCAAACTGCGCTCCATAAAATCAATGTTGTTTGAGCTAGTCAACTGTTCAAGACTGAATGGCATTTTGAACAGACCAAACTGAAACTGCATTTCAGGATTTGCAGCATAGTTTACCCAAGCCACATCCATCAACGTTGATGTAGATGATGCGCCAACATCGTTACCGAAGTTACCAACTATTTCGTACTTGAAGTCTTTTTGAAACTGACCACGTACACCAAATCTTGCACGACGAATTTCAGTTAAGTTTTGATATGCATCTGTCGTTTGACTTGTTCCATAGTCTGGTGTGTAGTAACGGTAGTCCATGTGTACTCGCCCTGTAAGCTGAATAGTATTGTTACCATCTTTGCTTTTTAGTCCGATTCCATTTTCCATAACTGAACCATCATTTGCTCTTGCTTGTCTGTATTTGACTGAATCGCTAACATCTTTATCAATTCTTTTCTCTGCAAATTTTTTGTTTTCTTCTTTCTCTTCATATGCTTTGAGTTTATTGTCATATTCTTGTTGAGTGATTATATTCTTCTCTCTTAGAATATTCAGAGTATCTTTATACTCATCAGCATGTGCAGGAATTACTGTTGCCAGTGCAATTACGATAGAAAGTTTTTTTAATAATTTCATGATTTATCCTTATTTCCAAATTGGGTTGTTGTCTGGACCACGGAAATCTTTCTTCCAGTTTTCCTGAACTAATTTAATTACATCCGCTGGCATATGAACGTATTCTAATTCTGTTGCCATTTGTGCGCCATTCTTATATGACCAATCAAAGAATTTAAGAATTGCACGACCCGTTAGTGCATCTGCTTGCTGTTTGTGCATCAGGATAAAACTTGCACCAGTTGCTGGCCATGCATCTTTGCCTGTTTGCCATGTGAGTAACAAATACATGCCTGGTGCATTGTTCCAATCTGCACCTGCTGCGGCTGCTTTGAATGTAGTATCGTCTGGTAATACAAAAACACCATCACGATTCTTTAACTGTGCAAATGCAATTTTGTTTCTCTTTGCAAATGCATATTCAACATATCCAAATGCACCTTTTACTCTTTGCACCTGTGCTGCGACACCTTCATTGCCTTTACCACCTATACCTACTGGCCATTTAACTGCTGTGCCTTCGCCGACAGTTTTTGCAAATTCAGCATTTGCTTTGCCTAAGAAATTTGTCCAGATAAATGTGGTGCCTGAACCGTCTGCACGATGAATTACTGTGATTGCTAGTGCTGGAAGATTCACACCAGGATTCAAATCAGTAATTGCTTTGTCATTCCATTTTGTGATTTTACCCATATGAATGTTTGCAATAACTTCTGGTGTCAACTTCAATTGACCTGGTGCTACACCATCAAGATTGAAAACTGGCACGACACCACCAATGATTGCTGGAAATTGAACAAGACCTTCTTTGTCCAATTCTTCTTTTTTCAGTGGCATATCACTTGCACCAAAGTCAACTGTTTTTGCTTTGATTTGTTTGATGCCACCACCAGAACCAATTGATTGATAATTTAGACCGATGCCAGTTTGTGCTTTGTATGCTTCAGCCCACTTTGCATAGATTGGAAATGGAAAGGTCGCACCAGCGCCAGTGAGTTCTGCTGCTGATACGACCGAAGATACTGCTAATAGAATAGATGCTAAAAACTGCTTCATATTATCTCCTATGGTTAGACTACTAAAACATTTCAACCGCAACGGAATTGTCACAATTGAGAATTTTTTTTAATAGTCCGACCACAAAAGATAATCAGACTTTATATTTAGTATTATGCGGCTTTACCCCATACAGTTTCCCAATTACCAGACAACGCACCCTTTGAATAATCTGTTGCACGATTCTCAAAGAAATTGGTGTGTGTTGGTGCATTGATCATCTCTTCAACCCACGGTAATGGATTCTTTTTGACTTTGAATACACCCTTCAGTCCTAATGAAATAAGTCTACGATCTGCAATATAACGAATATAAGTCTTTACATCTTCTGATGATAGACCATTGATGCCACCCATATTGAATGCAAGATCAATAAATTTATCTTCTAGTTCAACCATTCTTTCTGCAATAGTATAGATTCTT